CAGCTTCTTGCCCTTAGACAAGTCACTTGCCGCAATCATCACCACTAACGCTTCAAACGAAATAATTCGCATCAGGTCGCTAGAGTAGAACCTTGGCTTCATAGCCTTGGCTGTTGGCGCCGACCATTCACGCTTGGGTGGGAACAGGTCGTTCATGTCCATGCCAACCGCAACCAATATCTGGTCAACAGAACAGCCACCGAAACAATGCACTAACACGCGCCCGTCTTCACCTTCGCGAACAGACAGAGAGGGTGACTTGTCAGCGTGAGCAGGACAGCAAGCAGTCCATGACCCGTTGCGACCCTTCACCTTGTCGAGCCTGTTGATGAAGTTCTCGATGGCGCTCATGCTTCTCTCGCTTTAAGCATGGCGTCTGCCATTTCATAGGATAGTTCAGACAACATTTTGTTGTCGATTTCGTGTTCCCAATACCAATTGTCATTGTCTCGCGTGTAGTCGTGCATTAAAGTTTTTAGTGCCACTGGCATAGCCTTAGCGGCAAAGTAGTCGCGCAATGTCATGCCCTCACAACGAATGCCTTCATTGCGTAGCTTTTCTGAATTGACATCAGATTGCGGAAACGCTGGTTCTTCCATTTCGCTATATCCTTCATTTGTCAAACCTTCATGGCTCATATCACCCTCCTGCCAGTCGAAACCGAACCTGAGTCATCTTCCCAACGCTTTTGGTTGATGAACGTAAGCGGCGCAGGCTCATACCCAGAAATCCACTGCTCAGAGGCCCTTAAACGGGCCACCACGGCGTTTATTTTGTCGGCTAAGGGGTCTAGTGCTAGACGCTCCCATTTCGCCTTACAGGCGCTTTTAGCGACTTTACGTTTTGATGTAGGCCAGTTGTTCCAAAACTCATCAAACCGCGATGCAGTCGGTGCAACCGACGTAGTGGTATTTCTGTTTCTGTTTCTGTTTCTGTTAGGGTTTTTGTTCGCTTTCGTTTCGGTTATCGATTCGGTTTTTATCGGCCTGCCGCCTCGCTTTCCAAGCTGTCTGTTGTTCTCAACTTGATGGTTGTATTTGGCAATTTCGACATGACAACGATGGTTGTAATAGCCATTTTCACTATGTTCAAAAAACTCATTCAAAACCGATTCGGTTATGTCTAAGTCAAGACGTATCTTTCTCGCAACCGATTCGGTATCGAGTGGGATAGCCTTCTCGCTCATGTAGTAAAGGTCAAGCAGGCGTCGGTACGCCAAGTCCTCAGCATCAGACAGATGCACTGTGTGTGTGAGGTAATCACCGATGTGAAATTTGTACCATATCATTGCGCTGTCTTTCCAAAAATGTCGGGCCTTAATTCAGCCCTCTTCACTTTCCTGCCAGTGTGCAACTCGATGTCACGAGCCAGTTGGGGGCTAGGCAGTTGTCGCCCCGTAACAATCAATGAAAGCCATGTTTTGCTGATGCCCAGCTTTCGGGCAAAGGCAATCATTGACCCCCTTGGTTTGTCTTTAAAAAATTCTTGAAGTGTCATCATATCCTTTCGTTGGTTAATCTCATGTTACACTAAAAAAAAATTTAGTGCAAGACCGAATTAAACATGATACAGTACAGTCTGTTTAACACGAAAGCGAATTATGAAACACCACAAAGAAGACGACATGGACTTGATTCAGGAGGCACTCCTGAACAAAAAGGATAACCGCGCCCCCACATGGAAGTACGCCCTGCCTTGGGTTGTTCTGTGGGCAATCATCGTTATCACCTACGCGAGGTGGTAATGGACGACGCACAAGCCGAGATGCATCAGATGATGCAGGAAAGAATGCAAATGCTTGAGGAGGCTCTTGACAGGGCTAAGTCAGGCGTTGCTACCGAGGACGACTGGAACACCATTCGCATTGAATGCGGGCTGTCCAAGCGTCCAATTGTCACCCTAGAAACTTTATCCATCAGGAGCGAATAATGGCACTAACAGCGAAAGCCGCAGGCGAGAGCAACTTTACCCCCGTCCCCCAAGGGATGCACCTTGCACGGTGCTACCGCGTGGTTGACTTGGGAACTCAGAAAACAGAGTACCAAGGCACGGTCAAGCACCTGCCCAAGGTCATGTTGCAGTTTGAGGTACACGGCAACGACGACAACGACAAGCCCATTTTGACAGGCAAAGGTGAGCCTATGTCTATCAGCAAGAACTTCACGCTGTCATTGGCTGAAAAAGCCACACTGCGCAAAGACTTGCAGACTTGGCGCGGACGCGAGTTCACGCAGGCAGAACTCAATGGCTTTGAACTCAAGAACGTGCTTGGCGCATGGGCAATGATTTCGGTCATCAAGGCGATGGGAAACAACGGCAAGGAGTACACCAACATTGCCACCATCAACGCCGTACCCTCATCAATGAAGGCAAGCCTACCTCAAGGCTTCAACAAGGTTGGCTTGTTTGAGATTGAGAACCCAGACCACGAGATGTTCGAGACCTTTAGCGATAACCTGAAGCAGAAAATCCAAGGCTCACCTGAATGGCAGGCTCGTGGCGTTCCTGTGACTAAGACCTCCGCAGGCTCTGGCTTTGACGACATGGACTCGGATATTCCCTTCTGACCATGAGGCTGATGCGTAACCAACACGCGACGCACGTTGACTTCTTTCAGTTCAAGGGACTGATTGAAACCAACCCCAAGGCGACGCCCTGCAACATTGACATGGTCTTTGAGCGCAAGTGCAAATTCTTTGTCGGTGAGTGGAAGCGCGAAGGTGAAGGCATGAGCCAAGGGCAGGGGTTGTTACTGCGCAATCTGGCAAGACAACCCCAGTTCACTGTGGTCATCATCCAAGGCAACACGGATGGTGAGACGGTGGTCGAGAAGTTTGAGCAACTGTGCTCAGACGGACGCTTCAGGGTGCGCGGCAAGTCTTTTGATGACCTCAAGAAATTTGTCACGCGCTGGTACAACTGGGCTGACGCCCAAGAATTTCAATAAGGAATTTATGAACTGGGGATTTCTCTTTGGACTCGCCTGCTTTCTTGCGTGGCTTACTCACGTCTTCACCTGCTTTGCACAAGGCTTGTGGGGATTTCTTGTGGCTGGTGCAATCATGTTCCCCATTGGGATATTGCACGGCTTTTATCTTTGGGTTAAATAAGGAAAGACATGACAACAACAACTCCAGCGATACGCGCCAGCGAATCAAATCACTGGTACACCCGTGACGGTGTGCCACAATACACGGTTGAGGCCAAAAAAGGCGGACAGCGCAATACTACCTTGCGTGATGCCCGCGTAATGAATTTAGTTCCCTCGGTAACTACCGTCCTCAATGTCGCGGCAAAACCTGCCCTGACTGCGTGGCTACAGCAACAAGTTTTGCTTGCCGCGCTAACCCTTCCCCGCCGCCCCGACGAACCTGAAAAAGAGTACATCGACCGAATAATAAATGACTCGAAAGAACAGGGTCGCTCGGCGGCGGATGCGGGAACTGACATCCATGCATCTATTCAAGGACACTATGAAGACAGACCAACAGGAAAGCACCAAGAGAGTGTTACAGCCTGCGTCACAGCAATCAAAGACCACTTCGGGGAAGCCGTCTGGATTTCCGAGCGTTCATTCGCACACGAAGCGGGTTTTGGAGGTAAGTGCGATTTATTTTGCGCTGGCTCCCTCAATGCCGTCGTTGACATCAAGACCAAAGAATTCACCGACCCCGCAAAGGTCGATGGATACGATGAACACCTCATGCAACTCGCGGCATATCGAGTTGGTCTAGGCATCCCCCAAGCACGCTGTGCGAACGTCTTTGTCTCCCGTAACGTACCCGACCTTATCGTGGTGCGTGAGTGGAGCGCTGAAGACCTCGACCGCGGCTGGGAGATGTTCTGCCATCTCCTATCATTCTGGCAACTTAAAAATTCACACAAGTAAGGAGTAAAAATGTTAAGTGAAGAAACCGTCAAACAAATCTTCTTCCAAAGCGACCGACCCCGCAAAGACCCACTCATTGCGGATGAGGTTGATATTGTTCAGTTTGCCCATAACATTGAGGCATACGTCGCAGTAGAGTGCGCCCGCAAAGAACACGCTCGTTGCGTGGAAATTGTGAAGGACATGAACCGCAACGTAGGCGATGCATTGGAAAACCAACGACCTGAATAATTATGGACATCAGCCTCATCACGCACTTGGCAAAACAATACGAAGAGGGCAGACGAGACCCAGAGTCAACTCTGGCGTTTGCTTGCCTTGAAGCGTACCAACAAGGGTTTGATGATGGTATCGAGCAGGCGGAAGAACAAATGAAGCAGACCCAAATACTGCTAATGTTCACCGAAGGCAACGCATAAAAAAAAGCCCCCCGAAGGGGGCTAAAAGGAGAGTGGCAACTGCTCCTGAAATCATCGCATCAGCGTTAGCCCACCCCTTGCTTTTTGGGGTGGGTTTTTTGTTTTTGCAAAACTGCCAACGCCTTTGATGTAATCGTGAAGAAGTCCAACGGGAATCATTCCAAGGCTTCCAACGGCCCCTACGCCCTTTATCA